TTCTTCCATAATCTTTGCACTTCATCTGATAGACAAAGTAAAGCAAGTAATTTACCACCAACATAATTGTAACCAAGTGGTTGAAACGGAACAATAGTAGAACCGATTGCAGTATGATTAATCATTCCGCCTTGTGTCTTTAGTTCACGAGGCCAACCGATTGCATTATCTCTTGGTGTTAAATCAAGAAAATCGGATGATATACACATAACACCAAGATACTTACCTGTCTTATTATCTGCAACAAGGAAATTAAGATTGCGGCCAATGTTACTATTGTTCTTCATTGTTGATATGAAGTTTCTTGCTGTGTTCCATCTTTCAGGTAAATCACTACGCTTAATCTTATCTTCAACGACTGTACCATCAACACCTGTCCGAGATACTGAGCTAGAGTCATCAGTATAAATCAATACAGGTTCAATATTCAAATAATCATCAGCAGTTTGTGGCAACCAAATGTTACTCTTAACTTCGTCTACCAATATCTGTTGCTTTGGGTCAAGTAATTGAACCTCTTCACCGAACAAAGTATTGTTTACAAACGATGGGTACTTCTCTTTAATCTCACACCATTTTTGATACAGAGTATATTCTTTCACATCCATTTGTGAAACATAGGTAAGGTCTTTGATAGTCTGCTCACGCAAATCATCTTCTTTGATATCCATAAAAGATTCTGGCGGATTGGCTTCTTGCCACTTACGCCATTGTTCTTCTACATCATCTTTTGGATCAAACGAATATGCCATTACTTCTCTGAAGCCTTTTCACTTTTTTAAATAACTTATATTGTTTCTGTTTTGCCATTTGTAAAGCTAGAGGCTTAACATGTTTAACCATAGTAATACCATTCATATGGTCTAGTTCATGCATGAAGCATCTAGCAGTTAAACCATGAAATGTCACATTGTGTAATTTACCATTAATATCATAGAACTCAACATCAACCCACTCTGGTCGTTCAATCTTTAAAAACATACCTGGAAATGATAAACATCCTTCGTTATCTTTTTTCAATGTTTCAGAAGCCTTAATCACCTTTGGATTAATACAAGTAATAATTACATCACCATTTCCAATAATAAACACTCTTTCAAATATGCCACATTGATTAGCTGATAGACCTAATCCGTTATACAACTTCATGGTCATTGTCATTCTGCTAACTGTTTTATTCATAACTGGATTAGGCAAAGTCCTCAAGTCATACTCAGGAATATTTTGACTCATCATTGGATGCTGGTCATTGAATAGCTGTAAGGGCTCTATTGTTTCTTCTTTTATAACACCTACATCGGTATCAATAGTTAAAATATTACTCATCTTGTTTCTCCAATTTGTCTCATTATATCAGCCTATGATTGGTTTGTCAAACAAAGATTCCTTTATTACCTTAGGATCCCATGCCGTCCTCGAATCACACATAAGGGCATTTACATCTAACAACTCACGCAAACCTAAATTCATTGCAATCGGAACATTGTATTCATTTTTTGCCTTTTCAATATAATCAACTAAAGCTTTTTGATATCTTTCGGCATACTTTTTCTGGCACATATATGCTTTGTTATCGCCAATGGCAAACACTCGCCAGTTTTTATAGTTACCTTTAGATAAAGAAAATTCAAAGACTGCACTATTAACACCTGGATATTCTTGGTCTTGGAAATCATCAACTGCAATTACGCCATCATCTCTCATTTTGTTACTGAACAATACCAAATCACTTAATACAGCAGAATGTTCATGGCATCCATCTATGTGTAGAAATCTTAATTTATTTTTAAACACAACATCATCAGTATTCAATTCGGTAGTATCTTGTAATCTCCAAATCAAATTTGAGTTGTTACCAAACTTTGTAATATTATTTTCAGCAGTAACTCTAGCTTCTTCTGTGAAGATATCATACAGATAAAAATTACTATCACCTTTAAACTGTGAAATCATAATGGCACTTTTGCCATATGCAACACCAATTTCACAGATATCACCAATTGGATTTTGTAATTCATTCAAGATGCCATATGTGATTATGATATCTTTAGGGTAAAACCAGCCTTCAACTTCTTTGTCAACTACTTGTTTAAAATGTGTTAGATATTCTTTAAAGTTCATTTTATTATCCTACTAAAATTATTTACTTTCTCAAAACGAATTACATTGGCAAACTTATCTTGTAAAATATCTCCTTTGTGAGAGATAACAAATAAATTTACACCATCAAGCATATGAAGAATCTTCATCAGTTCTTCTGTGCCATTTGTATCAAGGCTTGAATCAAACACTTCATCAAGTATCAACAGATTGGTATTAGATGAATTCTTTAACTTAGCAATAGCACGCCATGTTAACATCAATGCCATATCGATTCTTTGTTTTTCACCTTCACTAAAATTGTTGTAGGTGAAATCATCACGGTGCCTTGACTTGATTGTTTCTTTAAATGATTCATCAAGATTAAAGTTAACAAAGAAATCTAATGATGCAAGATACTTGTTTACCAATTTGTTAATGATTGGTAAGTATTGTTTGATAATCTTTGTTTTAATGCCTGTATCTTTTAACAGACCAGAAGCAACTTCATAGTATGACTTCTCATCAATTAGACTTTTTAAACCACTCTTTAATGTGATAAGTGTATCTTTAAGAACTTCAAGTTCTTGTTCTTCTTGTTCTGTAGAAGCTTTGTTTGTTTTTAATTCTTCAATTAGTTTTTCTAACTTAGCAATGTATTTGTTTGTTTCGGTAATAGAAGTATTCTTGGTCGCAATCTCAATTTGTAATTTCTGAATTGTTTTTTGTATCTCAGTTATTTCATTCAGTTTAGTTTGTTCATTCAATAACTTTACTTCTAATTGTGTTAATCCGTGTTCACATTCCGTGGACTTGGTTTGTAATGTTTGTAACTCCGTTTCTTTAAACTCCAAGGCAATGGCTTGCCTACACGTTGGACAACTATCATTGTGTTCAAAGAAACTGATATCTTTACGAAATTTGGATAGATTGCTTTCAATCTGCGATTCAAGTTTAGTAATCTTCTTGACTTTATCCTCAACCAAAGTTTTTTCTGCCACCAATGTTTGATGTGTGGTGACTTCTGATAAGAGATTAGTAATTTCTCCATGTAAGACTTGTACGGCATTTCCATTACTCTGTATCTCACTAGCATATTCTGTTACCTTGTCTTCATTGTTTTGTTTTAAACTTTTAATGTGTTTATCTTGTAAATCATATTTTTGTTGTGTTAGTTCAATTTCATTTTTCTTTTGAACCATCACATCTTTATTATTAATTAACCTATCTTTTAACAAACCATTCATAGTAGAAAAGATTTGAATATCCAATAAGTCTTCAATGATGGCTCTTCGGTCTGATGCCGATAATTGCATGAAAGGAACGAATGATGCAGAACCAAGAATTACAATTTGTGTAAATGATTTGTAATTTAGTTTCAGAATAAACTTCTCAAGGTATTCTTGATAGTCTCTTGCAGCTGCATCTTGATTTAGTAATTCACCATCACAATAGATTTCAAACTTGTTAGGTTTAATACCACGAACAATCTTATATGATTTATTACCAGTGTCAAACTCAACTTCAACAATACAATCTTTACTATTGATTGAATTTAGAAGATTTGGTTTATTAACATTACGAAAGGCTTTACCAAACAAACCAAAACATAGTGCATCAAGCATTGTTGATTTGCCAGAACCATTCCCACCAACTACTAGTGTATTGGTTTTACTGTTTAGTTTTATTTCTGTGAAATAATTACCAGTTGAAAGTAAGTTCTTCCAACGCACATAACGAAAGGTTATCATTCAGTAGTTTCTGTATTCAATGCCTCGATGTAGAGTTCTCTCATTAGAGATTTTAATTTTTCACTCTCAACATTCAAAGTCAAATTATCAATATACTTGGACAAAATTGTCATTGTATCTTCAGCTTGGTCAATCAATTCTTGGTCATTCTCAATTACTGTATCAGTAAAATCTTCAACAATAGAAATGTCAGATACACCTGATTTATAAAGAGTATCAATAACATTATCAAACAAATAGGGATTCTGTTTGTTAACAACAATCACCTTCACATATGTATCTTTCAACGGAGTGAAATCGTATGACTTCCAGAACTCAAAATCTTGTTCACCATCATCATAAGATAATTTATGAAACATACGATAAGGGTTTTGTATAAACTCCAATTCACGAGTATTCGTATCAAAGATATGAAATCCTCTTGGATCATTATAATCAGCCCAAGTCATTTCACCTGGCGTACCAACATAGTAGATGTGCCCATCGTTTGATTTGTGATGAAAATGTCCTGTCAATACGATATCATACTTGTTTAATGGTTGTTTGTCAATACCCCCATGACAAACATTGCCACGATCCATTTCAAACCCATCAATCTCAAAATGCCCAAAACATATTTGATATGTGCTATTTTTTATTTGCGTAAAGATTTCTTCTTGATTCTCAGAGCAAAGCCAAGGTACAATATCGATTCCCACACCCCCAAATGATACTGAATCGAACTCATCATAGATTTTAATATTTTCATATTCTTGTAACAATAAAGAGGTTGAATTTACTTCAAGTGTATTCTTAAAAGCAACATCATGGTTGCCAAGTAATGTATGAAGTGTGATGTTGTTATCACGAAGTTTGTTGAAGAAGTATTTACGGCACAGATATAGTGAATTGAAATTGATAAATTTCCTGCGGTCAAACAAATCACCGAGTTGAAAAACCGTATCAATCTTATTCTTGATTAGATACGGAAAAAATACATCATCATAAAACTTTTTATAATATTTGTGAAACTCTAATGAATCACCACGCATACCAAAATGCGTATCACCTAAAATACAAATTTTCATAGTTCTTTGGGAATATCTAAATCAGCTGGATCAATAAAGTTATCAACACCTTTTATTTTAATTTTCTTTTTCTTCTCACGATTTTGTTCAAATGTTTCGATGAACTCAGAAATGTTATCATACAATTCAAACTGTTTCATGTTGCCTTCAGCATCTTCATACATTTCGCCTTCATCTAATATACCAAACTGTTGAGTTGCTTTATATTTGATGTATAATTGTTTCTTCTCTTTCATAATACGGCGAAGAAAAGCAAAGTAAATAATCTGTGTGAAGTATGCAAATGGATTCTTTGACTTATCAGGATCAAAATTACGGAAATACATCAAACAGTTTTCTATGCCGTCAGCAATCATTTCATCTCGGAAAGAATATGAAATAAAATTAGGCTTGCGTGATAGGTGTTCTGCAATCTTTAGAAAACATTCACCAATATAGTTTGGTATTCTAGGGTCTTCTTTGCCTTCTGTTTTGGCAATATCACAATTTAAACGGTATTCTGTTAGTGCTATAAGAAAGTCACCGTTGTTTACATAATGTTTTTTACTCATAATATTCTAATAATCCTAATTTTTTTCCATTTAATTCTGTTGTCACTCTATCATACAATTTAAGAACTCTTTTTTTGTATTCGAACCCTAAAAGTCCTGCTTTCTCAGCCTTATCATGTGGTGGTAATCTACCTACACTTGTATACTGTTCTGATGTTAAATCTATTATCTTTCCAGTTTTGTCTTGTACCCACCAATGATATATTTCTCCATCGAAACCTCGGTACATATCAAGATGTTTAGAGCCAAATATTTTATATAAACAACCTGCAACATTGTGGCAATGACCAAACATAACATTATCTTTATTTCTAGAAATCCATTTTCTAGGTAATAAATCTGTTGTGAGGTTTCGTTTAATTATATCCGTAACTCTTTGTAAATTTTCTTGATTGTATTCTAACATATAAATCATTATAACATAATTTCCAATAAAGTCACTACTCTTATGCTATTATTACCTATCTCTGCTCTTGACACATGTAACTTGTAGTGTTATCATTGCGGTGTTCCGTTTTCAATGTATAGTTTTCCGTTCTTTAACTACCTTTAATATTTCTTCCATATCCCAATCATCATCATCGTCCTCTTCTGTATCTTCCTCATCTAAATTTCCTTGAGATAAAGTCGTATCGATTTCATCACCTTGTTCTTTTAAAGTTTCTTCAGTCTCATTAGCTACATCATTATAATAATTTATAAGAGATTCTTTAGGAGAAATGACTGTTAATATATCTTGTGTATACAACGATGCAGTATTATTTTGTATCAATTCTACTGGCAACCAAGGTCCCATAATCATAACAGATTTACCAGTTGGTAGTCTCTTAAAGAATAATGTCATAGGGCGGTTTACTTCAACAACGCCAGACTCCTCATCAATACTATAATTTGCAATTATATCTTCTCCAGATTGAAGCCTGAGTATTTTTATATTATTCATTTTTGAGATTGATGTTATAGAATTTGTAATTGAATTTTTCGTCATCATATATTTTAACACGTTCTACAAAATGGTGCAAGGTATAATTGGTATATTTGCCTACTCTAAAATCATCTGAGATATCAAATAGAGTAGCTTCTTCTTTGTTGTCTCCCAATCTTAATCCTCTTCCTATAGATTGTAGATTACGAATACGAGACTTTGAAGGAGAAGCGAAAACAATATTGTGTAAGTTCCTAATGTTAATACCAGTAGAAAAGGTGCCATAAGAAGCCACAATAATTGCATCTTTTTCTTTTTCAGTAATTGCACGAACTGATTCCCGAATTTCAACATCGGTGCCACCAAAGACAAAGAATACATGCCTATTTTTTGCATGTTCTTTAATAAGTGCATGTAACTCCTTGCCGTGCTTTTCAACGAATTGAAATAACACAAGTGTATTACCTTTTAAAGACAGTACCAAGTTTTTGATAAACTCATTTCTTGGTTTGCTTTTAACTATATATTCGATTTCGGAATTGTAGTCCCAACCTCTAGCTTGTTTACAGATTGATTCATCATATTTTAGAATCAAACATTTAATTTTAAATGATGCAAGTTGTCCTTTGTCCATTAAATCAGCAGTAGATGTTGCTTTATAAACTGGACCAAATAAACCTTCTAATACAAGTTTATGTGTTTGTGTACCATCAAGTGTGCCTGTTGTACCAATACGATACTTTGCATTAGTGCAACCTGTAAGAATAGTTGTCAACGATTTGGCCTTGAATTGGTGTGCTTCATCACCAAGAACAAAATCAAATTGTTCAAAATACTCTTTTTCGTTTTTGTATATTGATTGCCAAGTTGTGATTGTAAGAAACTTGTTTGTATGTTTTTCTTTACCAGAATATTGACGATGGCAGTATTGGTCTGAATCATAACCATAATCTGCAAAGTCTTTATACATTTGTTCAACTAAAGAAGTTGTAGGCACAATCAACAGGCCTTTACTATTCTCTAGTTGCAAATGGCGAAGTATAAGATATATGATTAAAGACTTACCAGATGCAGTAGGAGACAGTAAAAGAATTCGTTTGTTACGAACCGCATGAACGAATGACTTTAACTGATAGTCTCTTACTTCAAGTGGTATATTTAATGTTGATATGAATTGTTCTGCCTCAACAACAGAATAGTTTTCTGTAGAATTTACTTCTGCATCAATTTCTAATTTGTAATTTCGTTCTTTACAAAATGTTTCAATATAAGGAACAAGACCATGATAGATGGTAAAAGTTCTCAGGTCAGCCAGTCTTATGCGACCATCCCATACCCGTGATTTATATGCAGGTGTGAATTGATAACCTGGAACAAAAAAACAAAAGTAATCACTCAGTTCTTGTGCAACATTTCGGTCACATTCAAACTGAATATAAGCTTCATCTTTTTTGTGTAGAATTAAATCAGACACCCTGTATGAATCTTTCCCAAGTTATAAATTCCTTTAACTGGAAAGTTCTGCTGTGTAATTCTTTAAGTATGCTTTGACACACTTCAACCATTTCTTCATACAACATTTTTTGTGCCGTCAATCTGTTTAAATCTTCATCACTCTCAAAGTATGTAGTAATTTCGGATTTCAATACAAACGGAAATGGTTTCCAACCATGATGTTCAAGTTGTTCATTATCTAGTTTACCTGTATAATATTCCCACTTTATTTTTTTCATTTTATTATATTTAAACTCAGCTTCTTTTACGAGTAAACGATGCCGTGAAAGTATGTTCAAATACTTACTATGTAATTGGGGTATATTGATTAGTTCTTTGCCAGGTTCTGTTCTATCAATAACAGAATCTTTAGCCCACATATTTAATAATTCATCAAGTTTAGTCATACCAAATCCTCCTGCAAGGAGTATATCACAGTTAAGTTACTTTGTCAACATTAAAATAGGAATATCTGAAGGTTGCATCGGCAGTAATGACTGTATCTGGTGTATCAGTTGTAGACATTGGGAATGAAGATATACTGGTAGGGAATACATCAAAAAATTTAAATCTAAAAATTGGATTATTTGCCGATGAAAGTAATGTTAATGTTGCATCAGAATATTGTGCAGGTAAACCAAAAGATTGGCGTATACCAGCAGTCTTACTTAGTAGACCTAGATTTTGATATTCTTTAAAGTCTGTTGGGAAAGTCATAGCACGAATCCAATCGTGAACTTCTAACCAAGACTTTAAAGCTTCGTCAACTAAAAAAGTAACATTCAATAAATCATAAATTGCTTTTTCGCCTGGTTTATACAAGTCTACAAAAGGAGTATTTTGTGGAATTTCTGATAGTGAAATACCAGGCTCAGTTACAGTTTGACAAAAATACTGTATGTTAGGTAACCTAGAAAAGTTTAATTGAAACTTATTAGGGTGTAAGTAATTTGGATTTTTAGGGTTTCTGGTTAGTGCGCTCATGATGGTATTTATAAACAAAAAAAAGACCACCCGAAGGTGGTCTTTTAAGAACTCTCTTAACGGAGTTTTAATTACATGATGTTAGCAATACGGAAACTACGATAGTAGTTGTTTGCTTGAACATTCAATGCGCCAAGACCTTGTGTAGTGCCTTCTGCAAATGGATTTGCAACGAGGCCGTAACGAGTCTTGAATCCAATTTTTGGTTGGAATGTACCAGTGTCAACGGCACGGACCATTTGCAATGGTACATATGGGCAGTAGAAAATACCTGCGTCATACGCATTAGAACCTTTGTAACCAACAACAGCGAATTCGTTGGTTGAAGATGTCTGTGAATATGGATCGATGTATACTTTGATACGACCGAACATAGTACCAGCAAATGTGTTACCTGTATCATCAACTGTCAAGTTAACTTGTGACTGCAAAGCAGAGTTGTAGTCAAGGATACCAGCCATCGCAAATGCAGATGCAACATCTGAAGAAACGATGATGATGTTACCTTTGCCACGACGTGTTGTCTTAGCGATAGTGTTAGCTTCACGTTCGATTTGGAAAGCAAGACCTTTAATCTTCTCAACCATCCAACGACCGTTAGAGTCTGTGTCAAGGTCAAAAGTACCACGAGTAGTTGTACCGACTTGAGCACCCAACTTAGCAACACCGTAGATTGTGCGAATAACTTCACGGTTAATTTCAGCAAGAATCTCAGTAGAGAGAATGTTTGCCAATTCGGTTTCTGCGTCAAGACCGTGAACAGCTTTCAAGTCTTGTGCGAGTTCCATTGAGTATTCTGCCTTCAAAGCACGAGTCTTTGCAGTAACAGTAACTTTCTCAATAGAGAATGCCATTTCTTGGAATGTGTTACCAGAAGCGCCATCACCCAAAGCTTCAGCAGAACCGGTTGTCATTGCAGCGATTGCAGCAGCGTTACCAGCGAATGTGTTGTTAGCAGCAGTATCAGTTGGAACTGACAAAGCGATTTGAGCGCCACCACCGTTTGCACCAGCAAAACCAGTATTTGCTTCGTTGTAGAAAGCTTCTGTACCGCTTTGACCAGCATACTTTGTACGCATTGCAAAAATCAAACCTGTTGGACCTGTCATTGGTTGAACACCAGCAACATCATATGCAATCAAGTTTGGCAATGAACGGCGAACCAAACTAATCAAGATTGGGTCAAAACCAGCAACTGGACCTGCAGCAGCTGAACCGCCACCAAAACCGCCTGTACCAGCGAAGTTGGTTGGTGAACCTGCTTCGTAAAGCATACCAGCTGATTTTTGCATCTCAACGGCTTGGTTCTCAAGAATAACGGCTGTAACAGCCTTGCGATATGGGTCTTTAATTGGGGCCATATCTGGATGATCCAGAACGCCTTCCCATTTCTTTTGTAATTGTTCTGACAAATACATAATACTATCTCCTATTTGTTATAGTTTTGTTTTAGAAATTGCGTTTGCGACTGCATTGACAAATGGGTCAGATGACACCTTCTTATCTTCTGCATCGCCTAATTCTTCATGTAATTGATTTTCATCGGCACGCTTAGTACCAGATGGGAAATAATTCTCACGGATAGTTTCAAGTTTTGATTTGTATTCGTCCTCTGTGGAGAATTCTACACTCTCTGCGAGTGATTTGATTTTTTCAACTTGAGTGGCTGTGAGACCTTCGCAAACTACATGAGTAATTTCATTTTTACGAGCTTCAACTAATGCTTTCTTAGTTTGAATGCCACGCTCGATTTCTTCATTGAGAGATGACTCAAGTTCTTCAACTTTAGTAGCTAACTCATCAACGAGGTCGATTTTTTCAGCAGGTACATCAATATAATGTTCTGCAAACAGGTTGCGTAAACCTGAAATAAATTCTTCAGTCATTTCAGAACGCAAACCAGATTCGATAGCAATTTGGTTTTCTTCCATCCATTGTTCAACAACATATGAAAGATAATCGTCAACTTTTTCAGTCAACTCATTTTTAATTGACTCAACAGCTTCTTCAAGCATGCCAGCGTAATGTGTTTCAATTTCTTCTTCGATTTGTGCTACACGGTCTTCGACACGAGCTTCAAAAATTGTAGAAACTTTAGATTTGAATTCTTCTGAGATGGTAGAATCGTCAGCAAAGAGAGCGTCAACATCCTCTTTCATCTTTTCTTTCATCTTCATTTTTTTCATCATCGCTTTGTCTTCAGCTTCGTCATCATGCATTTCAGCAATAACTTCGTCTTTGGTTTCTGTTTCTTCCATTTTAGAAGAAGCAGCTGAAGGCTTAGTTGTTGGTGCTGTTGCAGATTTAGTGCTAGGCGTGATTTTGGCAGAATTATCGTCATTCTTATAATTCTCCGGCGTTGGACCACCAGCGTCATGGACTTCTGCTGGTAATTTTTCTGGAGGCATAGCTGATGCTGATTTCTTGCTACCTGCAAGAATCTCTGCGGCTGCCTCAAATAATTTGTTTGATGACATTAGGAATCTCCTTATGATTTCTTATTTATAAAATTAAAGTTTTCTGAGGTAATTTTCAAACAAATTGAGAGCAACTTGTTCTATATTTTTTCTAGAAGCTTGTTTGATTTGTCTTTTTGCGTTATCTATATCAACTTCAACAAAACGACCTTCTACAAACAACCATTCTTTATTCTCCATGATACCATTAACAAATGCGCCTGGTGCAGATGGGTCTGCAACAATGTCAGCAGCAGTAGCTAAACGGAAATCATCTTGAACAATGTTATAACCTTCCTTAGTTGGCTGTAATGAGCCCATACCACGGGAAGATACACCAAGGTTAACACCAGAGTCCATAAAGTTTTTGACTATTTGGCCATAAGGTGTATCGAGAATTAATGCTTTACCAATAAATGCTTCTCCGTTGTCGGTCAATTCGACAATCTTATGAGAAACTCTTTCAAGGTTAATAGAAGGTGTGTCTGGATGACCTAGTTCTCCCAGAGCACGATTAGTCTTTACATATTCTTCGTTGTATCGTTTGACTTCATTACTTAGAATGTCTTTCGTATACATACGATTATTTTTATTTGGTTTATCATATACAAGAAAAGGACCTGTAATATACAAGTTCTTTTTGCCATTCTCACTGGCTTCAGTTAAGAATTTTACTTCTTCAATATTTTCTCTAATTAATTTCATATTGTTTGTCCTGTATATGGGTCTACATTATATGTAGCAGTTTTTGAAACTTCCATAACAATACATCCACCTGTAAAGATTTGAACTGCAAGATTACCTGTTGCTGTATTAGCAACTGAACCACCGTAATCATCAAGGCGCATTTCACCTGAACCTGATAACTTAAATAATTGAACATTGTCACGGGTAATCTCAATGCTACCATTCGTTGACCAATTTAATTTTCGTATAGAGATAGAACTAACTGTCTCAGTTGTTGGATTGCCTCTGAATTGAGTGAGTGCAAGATTAGCTGTGCTAACATCCACAACTCTAACAATTGAGCCACCTTTTATAGTGTTTATAATTTCGTATGCCATGTTATCTTATTCCCATTGATTTGCGGCGTCTAAGAGAAATACTGCGTTTCATTAATGTTCTACGCAATTTTGCTTTTCCCTTTGTCTTCCAGTATCTTTTAAGTTTTCTAGCCTTTTGTAATCTTTGTATAGTTGGTATACGAACAACTCGGTTACCAGTTAATCTATACCCTTTAATATTAGATTTTCTTACATTCTTCTGAACAACTATTCTGCCTTTTGCATTTCTTCTAATTCTGCGGCGAATTCTAGTAATTCTGCCCATCTTCATTACATTAGCTTCATCTAATTCTTCTTCAACCCACTCATATATATTATCAGCAACGGCAACTTTTTCGGCCTCTAATCTTGATGCAATCATTTGCTCAAGACGCTCAAATATAAATGATTTGGCTTCTGTTAATTTATTCTTTGCAACAAGTTCTATAAAATTCATTTTGCACGCTTGAAAGCAAAATCAGATGCTTTCATAAAGTGTTCTGGTGATTTATGAACCATATCAGCAAACTTCTTTTTATTATCATCATTCAATGCATTATGAACTTGTGTTAATGCAGATGCGGTAAAATGGTCTACTTTACGAGTATGACCAGAAGCAAACTTAACTGACTTTGCCTGTTTATCATTCACTATCTTATGTAGTGTATCCATTACCGCTTCTTCTATTGTTTCTTCCATTATGCGACCTTTGTGTTCAATAGAAACAATCTTAGAACCAGGGGCATGTTTAGTTACCAGTTTGTGTGCATGGTCTTCATTATCAGCTTTAACATTATATGACTTAGTATCAGTCTTAACATGATATTTTTGTTTGATTATTTTAGTCGGACCAAAATGTTTGTCTTTCCAAGGATCGTGAGAAACTCCTTCTGCCTGCACAGGTGCATCTATGCCTTCACCGTGTCTATAAGGTACAGAAAAATATTTGTTCAATCGTTCATTAAAATATAAAGCAATTCTAGTGCCATCAGGATACATACGAATTGCTTT